ATTGCAGCATCATTTGTAGCTGGTTGGAACTTTAGAAGTTATGACCAAGCACGTGTTCAAGCAGAAGCTAGTGCATTAGTTTCAAAGTTAAAATAACTAAGCCATTAAAAGCGCCTATAGTGGCATTACAATCAACGGCGAGTACATTATCAACTAAGACTGTTATAGCGCCACAGAGCGTCCCTAAAACACTCACAGGCTGTGATCTAGTTAATAACTATGATTGGGACACTGCTACTGCGAGGGCAGTGTGTCTAGCCGAGAGTAACGGAAACGTAAACTCTTATAATGTAAATACCAACGGCACTGTGGATAAAGGCTTGATGCAGATAAACTCATGCCATGCAGACTTAATAGGTGATAAAGACCTATACGACCCTAAGGTCAATATGGATATAGCTTATCAGATATATAGAGGTAGTGGCTGGAGAGCATGGAGCGCTTATAACAATGGCTCGTATATAGCTAAACTGTAACTTAACAAATCGGATTGAATATCGTTGGCCGCAGCTTCAACAGTTATCGGATGTAAGACGGACTCATTGAAGCGGGAAAGTCTATGGTGAAATTACGAAAGTAACCACGCCCTTTAACTAGCAGCGGCAGCCACAGGTATTCAATCCCCAATATAGCAACAGAGTTGTTGGCGATAATGTTACTAAACAGTTTGGTAACTGTTTAGAAGTTGCTGGTAGCAATAAGCGTGGTGGAAAAACCACAATGAAGCCGTTCGATTCGGTATAAAGGTTCAATCCCTCGTTACCGCCAACAGTTCTTTTGCTATATGTAAACTAAATAATAAGGAGGATAAGATGACAAAGCACATACCAATCAAATATCTACAACAGATTAGAAGTATAATTATGTGTGATGGATATTTTAAAAGAGACGGGTATAAATTATATCTAAACACTACCAGTGAAGAAACAATATGGTGCAAAGAAAACCCAGTTATTGAATGGTTAGATGTAAAAGGTACTAATACACCATACCTATCAACAGTTATTAGCTTTAAGGAGTCTAAATCACTATGAGCGAACATAGTAAACAGTTTATAGATAATTATCAGAATAATATGGAGGCACAAGTCGTCGACAATAGTACAGAGCCACAGATATTTAATATAGTTAGTAGTTTTGTGTCTAACCCACAACCTAAAGACACTAGTTTAGATAGTAAGATAGATGGCAACATACTACCTGTAATTGATATTGTCGACACACTTATACATTCAATCACTAGACGACATATACCTGATTATCCAGAAGCACAAGTAGCAATTCAATCTATCCTAGCCTTAATCATCTCCGAACGCTCAGAGGCAGCGTTTGATGAAGTAGATATCTTAAAAGAAATGCAGCGAATAACACGCAAAACCACTATCAGTTATCTTACTAAAGATGGAGAAAGCTACATTAACGGACGCTGTAAGGAACTCACCCAACAATCTAATGGAGGTAAATAATGAATAAACGTAATCTAACACCCCGAGATCTTATCATGTATGAAATGCCACTTATAGCTGAATTTATATCTATAAATTGGTTACAAAACATATTAGCTAAATATACTGCACATAAAGTTACCAAGAAAATGGCACGTTTTAATAAGCGAGTTGATAGAAAAGAACTGATATCGAAGTTTATAAAGGATGATAAATAATGAGTAAACGTTTTAAAAGTCTTAAAGGTCTACGATTAGGACAGGCTATATATTGTGCAATAGCTAATTCATATAATCACCTTTCTGTAGAGGAACTATTCTACATAGAAGATGACGAACTATTAGATCTAATTAAAAAGTTATGCAAGGAGCGGAAATGAGTAAACTATCAGACACTATTAACTCACAAACAAATGAGAGCAAGATGAATAAACTAACTAAGGAGAAAAATATGAACGAAGTAAAAGCAATAGTATCACAAGGGGCTTTTTCAAAATTAACTATCACATTAGACAGTGGGTTTGTTAATAAACTCGCTTTAATCAACAAAGATAGCAATCCACTCGCTAGGGCAGAAAAAGCACTCAAAAAAGCACACCATCAGTTCGAAAAAGAATACTTCAAACTTAACGAGGTTTAGGGTTATGACCAACTCACAACTAGATAATACATTAGATGAACAGATAGATGAGATACTGATATATCCAAGTAAAAAGTCGCATGATAATTCAATAGCAAAAGATATTAGGCAACATCAAAAGCAACAAATCCTAACCCTAATTGAGCAGTCTAATAATAGGGAAAAAGCTAAATACGAAGCTGATATAGCCCACGCAATAGGTTATTGTCAAGGATTAGGACACCCAGACATTTATTTACAAAATAGATACCGACATTTGATTGAATTACAAACTATATTAGGAGATAAAAAGTGAGTAAAGACATTGATTTAGAAAAAGAGTTAGATAGCATTGTTATAGGTGGAGTTCTGGGTTTAAGTTTGGGAATTGATGGAAAACAATCTGTTAAATCACTAATCGAATCTGTATGTATGGAAGTAATAGGTAAAAATGATGATATGTCAGCAGGCAATCATATACCTAAATGGCGTAACAAATTAAGGTCAATACAACGTCAAACCTTACAAACTATATTAAACAAGGGAGATAAGTAATGCGTGAAATTAGATTCAGAGCGTGGGATAGTGATAAAAAAATTATGTTCAATGTATTTGGTATGAAGTGGAAGACAGACGGAACTTTTATTTGTGGTAATGATGAGTGGAATCACGATGATTGTTATGCTCCAGCTGAGAAAGTATCAGATATAATTATGCAATTCACTGGTCTAAAAGACAAAAACGGTGTTGATATTTATGAGGGTGATATAGTCAGAACAAACTATTATAAAGGCACAATGCAGGAAGAATATGTCAAATCAGTAGTTGAATATAGGTCTGGCGGTTTTTTTGCTGACCATCAAGCCCTATTTACTGAGTCATTCCAGTGTGAAATTATTGGTAATATATACAAAAACCCAGAATTATTAAACAAGGGAGGAAAAGATAATGAGTGATGATGATATTTTGAATAAAGGTGGCACACAGGAAGATATAAACGATTATGCATACAACAATGGGGCTAACTACGATAGTGCCGTAATTGAATATGGTATAGAAATATTAGAACAAGCACCGATTATTTTTACAAAAGATATATATTGGTTTAATAATGATGCACGATATATTAAACTGCAGTCTGGTAGTATGATACTTTTACCTAAAGATGCTGTGTTGCTAAAACCACCTATAACAAATAAGGGGCAATCTAATGTCTAACCCTCTAACCACACAGATAGTAGATATACGCAAACAAGCAAGTGATTTGTTCAATGCGTTGCCATTTGAAGATAGGCGAGATAAGGCAGGTTTAGGTTATTCACTAGCCCAACTTACTACTATTATGCAGATTAGAGAGAAGAATAAAGACGCTTGGAAAAAGCAAGATAGAGAATTAGCAGACTGGCAGAAAAATATTGAACGAAGTATAACTGTAGATTTTCTAGGAAAGGTTAAACTATGACAGATAAGACACCACAGGGGAATGAATTGACATTGAAGAAGTTGGATAAACTAATAAAAGATTTAGATAAACCGACTCTTAAAGCATATCAACCTACTATTTATACTTCGCCAAAGAATGAACCAATACTTAAAAAGATGTTAAAGGAACTTGGATTATGAAAACTACAAAACAGCCACAGGGTAATACATCTAATGCTGATTATGCCGATAGTGATTTAGATATTAATGTATCAGTTGGAAGTATATATATATCAAAAACATACAAAATTAATGCTAAATGTAGTAACTGCGGTCAAATACACCAATATACTATTGTCCAAGGAATAAGAGTAGAAGATGTTGGTTGCCGTAATTGTAACTGTAAAACATTATTTAGGATTGAATTATGAAAACTATAAAATCTGTGCTAGAACAATTAGTCAATCAACAATTTGTAGTTACCCAAGAAGATGTTGATAAAATTATGCCAGAAATAAAAAGTATTTTAGATGGGGCTAGGCCGGTGATTATAGAAAATGATGATAAGATGTGGGAATACGTTGATAACTTAGATAAGGCGCTTGGACTATGAGCAAACTAGACAAAATACTAAGAGAAATGGCATTTAGATGTGCTGGTGGAATAACTAACGATGGTCAAAAAGAGTACACACCAACCAAGCAACAAATTGCCAACCTAGTTAAACAGGCTAAACCAAATATTAAAAATCACGCTTGTAGGTTTAATGACGGTAAATGCGTTTGTGATTGTTATAAATTAGGGCAAGATGATTATCAATCTAGTATCGAAAAGTTAATTGGGCTATGAATAAAGTAACGAAGTTAGATAAACTGTATGCCATTATGTGTATCATCTGTGGGGTAGTTGGTTTGGCTACTAGCATGCCAATATTTACAGGATTCGCATGCGGTACTTCAGTGATTCTAGGTATATGGATCTTAATAGCTAGATAAATTGGCTGGAGGTAATTGGGTGATGAGTATTATGGAAATATTGATTGGGTTAGGAATACTTATGTTTCTAGGTCAACTCGGCAGTGGATTAGGGCATTATTTTATGCACAAGAAGGGTAAGAAATGACAGACGAAAACAAGATAGCTAAATACGGCTCACTAAAGAACTACGAGAAGTTTAGGCAGCACATGGTTGAGATAGCTCGTAAGCCACGTCCTAACAGTAAAGGTGGTTCATTCAAAAATAATAGCAAGCTAGCATCAGATATGGCTAAGAAATCATGGCAAGTTAGGAGGACTAAAAATGGATAAGCAAGAAAAACTATTTATCATGGTATGTGTCTTTACAGCACTGTTAGGACTAGCGTTTATAGCATGGTTTTATAGCATGATGATGATGATATAATTATAGCAGTACATTTCAATCACAATACTATTTAAACGAATTGGAGCAGTATTAGTAACAACCTCGATAAGTACAAATTGTATTTTGAAGCAGAAACTTATAGGACAATTAAATTAAAAATTAAGAAAAGGACCATCAAATGAACAAAGACATGATTATATACGGAATGTTAGGCACTGCACTAGTTGACCTAATAATGCTGGCGGTTATAGTAATTGTTTGTTAGTAGTTGTATAATAACGGCATGAGAAATAAGGGTACTATCCAAGTTTCAGTCTTAATTGTAACAACTATTATATTAAGTTTAATTATTATGGTGGTAATATTATGAACATACGTAAAATCGAACTCACGGAAGCTTTCAGCCCAGAGGGTATTGCTAAGCTAAGTGTTGGCCAAACATTAACCTTTGATAGAGGCGTTGAAGTTCATTACAAGATAACTAAAATCAAAAACGGACGTATTTGGGCTAAAGAGATCACATTGTATCGCCCAGAGGAGTTTACAATAAATGACAGGCGAAAACCAAGCGATAAAGCTAAGTGGGTTGATAAGGTAACGAAGAAATGACAGTAACTATCAAATCTACTAAATGGTATGGTTGGTTCTGGCCGCCTGAACGTAAAAAGATTAAGATAATGCAAGCTATCTATGATTATAATGAGCCTGAAATAACAAAAGTAACAAGCAAAGCACTAAAAGACTATTTAATTTATGGTGTCTATCCTGAATATACTAATTACAAAAAAGGTAAGTTATGACACAAACAACTAAAGGCAGACCAAGTATCTGTTACATTAAAGGAATCTAGCGATGACTGATAAACCTAAAGCTAACCAATATGTTGCCGACCCTAGACAAACTGAGTTTATATCTAACTACTTTGACCCAAAGAGTAAGACATATAGTAATTTAATGAGTTCATTAGTAGGAGCTGGCTATAGTGAAGAGTATGCTAAATCATTCCAAAGAAGTAATACTGTATGGTTGCAAGAATCTGCAAGCCAGGTTACTAAAGATAAATTAGTCATAAAAGCCAAGAGAAACCTAGACAAATTACTTGATTCAGATGACGAGAAGATACAGGCAGATATTACTAAGTTCGTAGCAAAGACTGATATGGAGTTTAGCGAGAAGCAAGACATCACATCAAAGGGCGAGAAGATACAAACTAACTCAATAGTGTTCACTAACTTCAAAAATGATTCAGAGCGTAAATGAGATCTATGAGCCACTGTTCACTACCAAAAAAAGGTATGTGATACTAATTGGTGGTCGTGGTGCTGGTCGTTCAACAGTAGCCTCGCAGTTCGCCAATGCTAAACTAATAGCCCCAGAGTACTTTAGGTGCGCTATCATGCGCTATATTCTAAGTGATATTCGCAATTCTATATTCCGAGAGATTACTGACCGAGCAGAAGAAAACGGTATTGATGATAAGTTACATATTAGCGATATGACTATTGAGTACGGACAAAATAGTATCAATGCTGTTGGATTCCGTAAATCTAGTGGCGATCAGAAATCTAAGTTAAAATCTCTTGCATCTTATAACTGTGTAATTGTTGAAGAAGCTGACGAAATACCCGAAGAAGACTTTATGCAACTCGATGACTCATTAAGAACAGTTAAGGGCGATATTACAGTTATCTTACTACTTAATCCTCCAGCTAAGAACCACTGGATATTGAACAGGTGGTTTGATTTGGAAGACAGCGAGCAACCAGGGTTCTACATACCAAGGTTAAAATCAGATTTAAAAGACACAATAGCAATTATCAGTGATTATCATTCAAACGAGAAAAATATATCTGATGCAAGTATCGCACAGTATGAAATATATAAACAATCTAAACCATCTCATTACTGGAACATGATTAAAGGCTATGTGCCTGAGACTGTACAGGGTCTTATCTACAAGAATTTTAATATAATAGACGAAATACCAAAAGAGGCTCGCTTAAAACGTCGTGGGCTTGACTACGGGTATTCTAACGACCCAACAGCTATCGTAGACATTTATGTTTGGAACAATGCGTTTATATGGGACGAAATACTTTATAAAAAGGGCATGAGCAACAAAGATATAGCTGATGTCATCAAGATGCAGGAACAAGATGTATTGCTAGTACCAGACAGTGCCGAACCTAAGAGTAACGACGAACTGAAAAGTTATGGTATCAGTCTAGTGCCAGCACAAAAAGGTCAAGGTAGTGTCAACCAGGGAATACAATATTGCCAAGACCAGACGATATATATTACACGAAGAAGTCTGAACCTAATTAAAGAGAAAGACAATTACGCTTGGAAGATAAACAAAAAGACTGGAGAAACTATAAATACGCCTAATGAGGGTTATGACCACGGCATGGATGCTGGAAGATATGCCATGGAGAGTTTGAAGCCGACAGTCAAAGATATTAAGATACCACAATACAAACCGCAAAACTTTATGACATTCTAATAGGGGGTAAAACAAATATGGAGCTAGAATATGGGAAGAAGACAACAACCGAATCATACTTTAACGGTAAGATTAAAAGCATCAGAACCGAGTATAGTATCCCTAAACTCATACAAGATAAAGCCCAAGCCTTGAATGAGTCAATGAAAGCTATCGAGTTACTAACATCTAAACAAACCAATAACCTCACTTTAGTTATAGAGTGTGACCCCAAGACTGGCAATTTTAAGATGATCACTAAGAAATATATTGTAATGTTGTAGTTCATGATATAATATGTCTATAAACGCACTTGCCTCATAGCAGATAGTCCGAATAAAGGAAAATCTGCATGGCAATCTACTTAAAACCCGAAGAACTAACCAAGAGCTATGATGAGGCTAGTAGAGTAGCCGAGGAATGGTTTAAGCCATTTATTGAGTACGAACGAATAGCTGGTAACAAACTATCTAAAACACTTGCTAAGAATATGCCAAGAGTTAATGATGGCTCACTTGCTGCATCTTTACTCGAAACTCCAATGAACGTACTGCCATTTATGCAACCAGGTAAGTTCATATCAACCGACAAGACTAAGCCATGGTTAGGCGAACTAGCAAACATTATCTGGAAGACTAAGATCGTCCCTAATGCTAATACTCAAGCAGATTACTTTGACAAAGAACAAATCGCATTATACCGAGCAACTAAGTACGGCGCACAACCACGCTATAACTTCTACGTATCAAACGATAACTACACAGGCTGCGACTGGTCACTACCTTACGTCAAAAACGTCAAGTTAGAACCAGGTAAGTTCTCAGATAAAGACTGTGATTACATCTTTATGGATATTTATTTCACTAAAATGCAACTTGAGCGTATTATCGACCAACAAAAAGAAGAAGTTAAGTTGGCGAAAGAAGAAGGTCGCACACCTGATAACTCTTGGAACATAGATGCACTACAGCAATTAGCAGACTTAGGATTAACCTCAAAAGAGATAGCCGATCAAGGTATCAACGAACGAGACAAGCAAATACATAGCTCTGGTATTAAGACGACAGTATGTTTCAACCGAGGCGTACAAGCTCCATTTTATATGTTCTCTAAACATCTACCAGAGGGTACATTACTCCGTGGTGATAACGATAGTTGGTTAAACCCAGATCCAACAGGTGACTTACCTATTACTATGCAATATTGTTATGAAACGCTTGAAAGCCCATACGGTATAGGGCGAGTAGAACTTGCTGGTCCAACACAGAATGTCTTAGACTATATGACCCAAGCTCATGTTCTAGCCACGCAATTAGGATTACAGCCAGTTATTCAAGCTAAAGGGCCGCTAGAATCAGCTAATATGAACTCAATTGTTCACGCTCCTAACCAGATATGGCAAGCTGGTAACGCAAGCTTTGAGATCATGCAAAACACTAACTCTGTTTATACACAGTTTCCAAGCAACTTCGGTCTATACAAGAGCCAGCTACAGACCCTACAAGGGCGTACAGACGGTTCTGTGAGCGCTACGAGTGGCAACCCATCATTTAGTAAGACGAGTGCCGGAGTAAACCAACAAGTCGAACGCACTAACTCGCAAGATAATTATTTAAGGAACAAAGCTGACAGTGCAAGCGCTAAAATGGCTGAAAAGATGATGAATATCCATATGGCTATGATGCATGGTGCTGATCTACTAGAGATTGCTGAAGATGACCGAGCAAGGCTGATGAGCGCTGGCTACTTTGATGATAATCCAACAACCGAAGATGTACCTAGCATCACTGAAATACCTATAATATATGACGAACTACGCTCAACATTCAAGTTTGAGTACGACCCACGCCCAGAAACAAATGAAGACGAAAAGGCTAGATACCTAGAAGCCTTGGATATTATCACAAGCAATCCAAACGTACTACCGATGGCACAACAAGATGGCTACCAGTTACATATTGGCGAAGTTCTTAAGAAAGTATTTGTTGCTAGTGGAACTGAGGATATAGACAAGATTATCACCAAGATGGAAGCTGAAACTGCTGCTATCGACCCAATTACAGGTATGCCAATACCACAAGGTATGGGTCAACCACAAATGGGCGAACAAATGCCAATGGAACAACCAATGCCTGAGATCTCACTAGAAGACACTATGGCAATGTACGGTATAGATGAGAACCAAGCTATGGCTGTTATGGAAGCTCGATCACAGGGATTCAAAGAGGCTGAGGTAGCGCAATTCTTACAAGGAGGTAATCAATAATGGATGATTCAAGTTTATACACAGGTATAGATTCTGAACCGAATGGTGTATTTGGTAATGAAGAAGTCGACAAAGATACCGAGAAGATACTACAAGATCAGAAACAATTAGTCGCTGAACTCACTCCTAAGTTGCAAAGTTTAATAGATATGATCGACTCTGAGATCGATCTAGTCATGAGTATTGATCGCTTTACTACAGCCACCATGACGAAAGAGAAAGATATACGAGCAGAGTTACAGGCTGCAGCACTCTACAAAGTTTATCTAGGCGGCTTAAAGACTAAGTTCGTATTAGCACTAAACGAGACCCACAAGAAATGAAAGATATAGATCAAGACGATATAGCCGAAGTTAAACCAAGCTATGAGTTTGACTTTGATTCCATGCCTATTCTAAACAAGCTTACAAACCTGAAACAAGATGGCAACTATTTAGTAGGTGTTACAGAGGGTGGAACGAAGTTTAGCCAACGCATACCATCAGATAAGATGTTAACCAAGAACGAGAAAGGGGAATGGGCAATAGTACCGTTGAGGAACAGCCTCGGTTAGTCAAGACCTTTAGGTAGACTAACCAAGATTGTGCCTCACACAATCGGATACCCCACGTAAAGGGAGAGCCTCGCCAACTTAAACGGCAGTAATTAAAAGGAGAGAAATTATGGAAGACGAACAGTCAACCGAAGCACCAGCCGAAGATCTAATACTATCAACATTAAGTGGCACAGAAGACACTGAGACATCACAAGATGAAACAGAAGTCGTTGAAACGCAAGATGACGAAAGTGCCGAAGCTGAGACCAAACCAGAGGTAGAGCAACAGGCAGAGGACGATAGCGAAGATCAAGCCATCGACCCTAAAGAAGAAGCTCGTAGACGGTACGAGGAAAGGCAAGCTTATCGTGAGGAACAAAGGTCAAAAATCGCCAAAGAGACTGAAACTTATACAAGTGAAGCTCAAGATGAATATGACCAGAGACTCCGCAACATGGAAGTTCAACGCTATACGGAACTAATTGAAAATACCCAAGATAAATTAGTTGCTGACTTTGAACGAGCCAAAGCAGACCCTAGCCTACAGATGTTTAATCCCGATAGTAAAGAGTTCGACCAAGATATTTATGACTACGCTATGGAAAACTATAACGAAGCAAAAATAACTTACGATTCAAATGGAAGTATGGTTGGGATTAAATCACCATTATATGAACATTTAAACAGGACAGCAGGATTATACCAAAAAGCGATAAAGTCCGGCCAAATCCAACAGGTTAAAGCAGGTAGACAAATGAGGTCAAACTCTGACATCAAGCCAGCCGCCAACCCAAAGAACGTGGAAAAAGACGTGATCGCAGACATTCTGAAGTCTGACTAAGAAAAGGAATTAACACAATGGCACAGAATTATAGTGCATCACATTTAAAAATTGTTGACGAACGAGTTTATCTTAGCTCGTTGACGATGGACGCATTTAAGAACGATATTCGTTTAGAGTTTAACGGCAAAAACAGCGTTACTATCTACAACGTAAACACAGTAGCAGAAGTTGACTATAACCGAGGTGAAATAAATGGTAGCCGATTTGGTCAACTAACAGAAGTTGGTACAGGCACACAGACCATGGTTCTTTCACAAGATAAAGCTTTTAACGCAGCTATCGACCGTGGTAACTACGAAGACAGCATGATGGTCACAGAAGCAGCTTCATTTGTTAAACGCCAAGTTCGTGAAGTATCAGTACCAGCAACCGACGTATATAATCTAGGTATTTTGACTAGCTATGCTATCACAAACACTCAAGGTATAATCGGTGGTACAGCAGTTGCTTACAATACGATTTACTCATTGATTCTTGCCCAGCAAGCCGCTTTAAGTGAATTGAAGTACCCAGAAGATGGCCGTACGCTATGGATTACGCCAACAAACTATAATCTGTTGAAACGTGACCCAGAGTTCATGAAGGCTTGTGACGAAACAGTCAAAGACCTCAAAAAAGGTGTTATGGGTGAAGTTGATGGATTGACTATCAAGAAAGTTCCAGCTTCAATGCTAGTAACCAATTTCGAGTTCATGATTACCTGTAAGGGGGTCGCAGTAGCAATTAACAAGTTCAACATGGTTCGTACACTAGACAACGATAGTAATATCGATGGTTGGTTAGTACAGGGTCGCCGATATCACGACTGCTTTATCTTAGGACAAAAAGCAACAGGTATCAGGGTGTACACCAAAGCTTAATAATTAAAGGAGAACAACATGCAAGAGACAAACGGTGACGGTAAAAGATTTAACCCTAGCGGTTGGTACAAGCAAAAAGAAACAGGTGCAGAAATGTTATTGGAGAATACTACTCCTGAATATGGCTCGCCTATGATTGATGCTTTTGTCAAAGGCGGATGGGTACTAATTGATAAGCCAACGCAAGTACCTATTGCATCTCCCGAAATAGCCGAAGATGTATATACTGAAACTGTTACCAAATCTGGTGCAACTCAGTATAGACTCAACGGTAAGCTAATAAGTAAAGAACAATTTAATAGTAAATAACTAAGTCGCTCTAGTGATCCTAGAGGATTAGAAAAGGAATTAACACAATGGCAAACCAAACAGCAATAACAAAGTATCTATCAGATGGTCGCCCAACTCTACGAATTGATACTAGCAAAACACTAGCTATAACTGACTGTGGTGTCGTACAAGACATCATCGCTGACGGTATTACAATTACTCTACCAGCAACAGTTGTAGGCTATAGCTACACAATTCGAAATGCTGGTAAACCAAAGACTAGCGGCCCAGCAGGTTCAGGCGACGATGGTTCAATCGCAGTAACGATTGCACCAAACGCATCAGACTTAATCGCTGGTGGTACTTGGACAGCAGCAAACAACAAATCTATCGTAAATACTAAAGCAACAGCTAAGGTCGGTGACGAACTTCAAATTGTTGCTGACGGGGCAGACGGTTGGATGGTTGTCAAACAAGTTGGTATCTGGGCAAAAACTGCTTAGTACCTAAATAGGCAATAGCCTGTCGATAATAGTGTAGTTATTAAATTAACCAGAACACTACGACAGGCGAAAGCCACCTTAATAAATTAACCGTTCACTACCTATTCAGACGTTTAAATCCTGCATAGATGATGAACAGATAAAGGAATAATATGACTCAATTCACTCGTGGACAATTAAACGATATACACGCTGGCGTAGCTCCAGCAGGCGCTCACAAAACAGTAACATTTGATGGTGGCATTACATCGGGTAAACTATCAACTAAAGCAGCCGCAACTACAACATTGACTGGCACGAATAACGATATGGTGTTCACAGCTGATACAGCAGGTACAGCAGGTAATTTAATATCTATCGAATACAAAGATACAACATTCCCATTGGGTAATGGAGCAGCTAAAGTACACCTAGAGGGTAAAGCAATAATTGTTGACTTAAAAACAAGTGCAGGTGTAAAAGCAAGTACAGTTCTAACTACCAACAACACTAACGTATCAGATGGTAAAGTAGTAGTCGTCAACGATATTACTTACCGATTCAAGAACACTCTAGCACAAATTGGAGACGTTAAAATTGGTGCAAGTGCCGATGCAACATTGTTAAGTTTGGCTAAAACAATCAACGGTACAGGTGCAGCAGGAACAGATATGTTTGCAGGTACTCCAGCACATACATCAGTAAGCTCCAGCGCAGCAGTAGCATCGCATACGATTACATTGACTGCATTGGCAATCGGAACAGCTGGCAACTTATACCCAAGCACAACCGATGAAACTACACTATCGTTTACATCAACAGTATTTGCTGGTGGTGAAGATGTAAACCAAATCTTATCATTAGCAAGCGAAGTTAAAACTGCCATTGAAGCTAATACCGCAGCCGCTGCATTAGTAGATATTGCAAACTCTGGTGCTGACGATGGCTCTGGTGTCGTTACGGTTCTTGCTCAAACCTACCTAACTGGTGGTTCGGACGGCAAAGTGCCGCTATTTACAGTAACAGGTGAAATACTGTGTTCACTTCGTGGATATTGTGCAACTGACCTAGCAGGTACAAGCGCAACGTTAGTACACGGCGTAACTGGTACTACTAATATGTTAATACCTATATTGACCTGTACTGATATTGACAAGAATAAAGGTATAGACAAATCTGCAAGCGTAGTAGCTCGTGGTACTGCATTAGACAAGACTCCAGTATGGCGTGTTGCTGATGAGAGTATTTTTGCTACAACTGCAACTGCAGCTACAACCGCAGGTAAGATACACTATATCCTTGATTTCATTGATATATCAGCAGATGGCAACTCAACAGTAATAGCAGCGTAATAGGAGATAATATGGATAAAAGAGCTGACCTAAGAAAAAGTTTCGTAGACAAAGACAATCACGATGAGTCTATTAAAATACAGTCCGAACAGTCAGCTCAATTATCTTCTATTGAGGACACGGTAGCTAATGGTATCGGTGCAATACTCAACAAAGATGACAACATCGGTAAACTAGCTAGTGCTATTGATAAACTATCTATGGCTAAGGGTGAGAAAGGTAAAATAGGTCCAAAGGGTCGAGACGGAAAGACGCCAGTAAAAGGTGTTGACTACTATACGGATGATGAAATAGATAAGATTGCCGATGATATATTTAGCCGTGTACGAGAGCCACAAGATGGTAAAGACGGCTACACCCCAATCAAAGGTGTAGATTATTATACCGATCAAGAAATTAAATCAATGATTGAGTATATAGTAAAAGTCATCCCTAAACCTGTAGACGGTTCGGACGGTAGAGATGCTAAATCACCAGTCATTGATTACAAGAAGTCATTGATTACAAGAAAATAATCACCGAAGTAATTAAGAAGATACCAAAACCAAAAGACGGTAAAGACGGTAAACCAGGCAAGAATGGCAGTGGCGTAACTGGTGTTATGGGGCTTATAGCTGGTTCTGGTATAACTATAGACGATACAAATAGATATTATCCAATAATTACATCAACAGGTGGCGGTGGAACTGGCGTAGTAGAAACAGTAGTAGCTGGAACTGGAATATCTGTTGATAATACTGATCCTACTAACCCAATAGTAACAAACTCAGCACCAGACCAGACGGTAAGTATTACGGCTGGGACTAACATTGATTCAGTGAGTGGAACTTATCCTAATTTTACTGTAAATGCTTCAACCCAATATACGGATGAAATGGCTCAAGACGCTGTTGGTGGAATGGTTGACTCAACTCTGACCTACACCGACGGGACACCAGAACTTAAAGTTACCAATCCAGTCACACCAGCCGCCACTGGTTTCACAATCACAGCAGGTACAACCCCCAAAACCCTAACAGTCACCGATACATCAGCTATCAATCAAGACGTAAGGACTACGGCTAGTCCGACGTTTGCAGGGCTGACAGCAAGCGGTGGATTGGGTACTTTTGGTACAACTGCGGTATCAGGCGATATACGCTCAATGTCAGGCGACGGAACGTCAAACTATTTGTCTATCAAGAGTGAGGGTGAAGGAACCAACAAATCAGGTCTGTTTAGAGCTGGGGAAAACTACTTTGTTTATTACGATACGAGTAATGGCGACACAGTTGTAGATGCGGTGCATAGTGGTGGTGCTATTAAATTTAATATCAATCAGGCTAATAAAATACTTATAGATACTAGTGGCAATTTAGCCCCTGCTACCGACTCAACCTACACCAATGGCACCTCCTCCCTCTACTGGTCTAATACCTACACAGACAGACTCTACCTCAACTCTACTGCTTATCTAGATGGAACAACTGCTGGAACAATAAACGTAGCAGGGATTATAAGTTTTTCTAATATGCCAGCAGCCATAGCCCCAAATGTAGCGAATAAGAACTTCAGGATTGGTTATTCGAGTGATTCTGGTGCTGGATTTGAGATGTACGACAATACC